TCGATGTGCAGTTCTTCTTCAATGGTCCATTTGACCATCATCCAGTCACCCCATGTCATGATGTCATGTCTTCAGTCCATGCTTCAATCTTAGATTGCCGCTCATCAGTCCATGATGATTGCAGCTTGAACCATTGCCGCCAGTGCTCGCTGCCTTTGCTACGGTTGCATTCGCGGCAAGCTGGCACAAGGTTATTCACGACGGTGTTGCCACCTTTGTGGCGTGGCTTGACGTGATCTAGCGTGTCGGCAGCGGCATCGCAGTAGGCGCAGCAGTGCTGCCATGCCTCAAAGATTTGCTGCCTGAATCGTTGCTTTGCGGAGCGCTTGGGAACGAGAGATGTGCCATCAATCTGATGATCCACGCAACTCAGGAATGGGTAGGACGTTGACCGAAAGGCCAAGGATGTGATCGTTGGATGGCGCCAACTCAGTAAGCCGCGCCACGAAGTTATCGCTCACATTTTCGGGGTCATCGTCTTCGCTTTCGACGACGATTGTGTACTCGATCTCTAGGACGTACTGCCTCACGCAGGGCTTACCAGCATTGCCCAGCCGGTACCGGGGCCATCAACCTCCCAGCGGCGCAGCCAGTTCTTGCGGCTGTAGGCAATGCCTGCACCGTTGCTGTGGTTGACGTAGCCGCCATTCACCAGGTCAGCCTCACCGTTCGGATCGTTGTGGATGAAGGCGCCGCTGGTGGCGCCAATGATCACGGACCAATGGCCGCCGCCGGTGGGTGCGCCGACAGCCCCTTTATGGAGCCAGCCGACCATCACGGGGCGGCCAGCCTGCAGCTCTGTGTCGATTACGGCAGAGTTGCAGTTGGTACGCAGCCGTGCTGTTAGCGTCAGAGATTGCAGCGCTTTGATTTGCGCTTGCGCGTTGGTGGTGTCGCCGTACTTGGCGCGGATCTTGTTATAGGCATCGTCGCTGGTGACCTTGCCGTAGAAGCGGGCCACCATGGCAGCGCTGCTGCTGAAGCATTCGCGGTAGCCGGTGCCTGAGCGGTTGTCGTTCTGCGCCTCATACGGCACACGTAGCAGGATGCCCTGCTGTTGCAGTTGCGGGGTGCCCTTCTGCCAGAGTGCGCCCTCAGCCTTTCGGCGGCGCAGGAGGCCAGCCTCAACGGCACTGCCAGGGTTGCGGTAGAGCAGCAATGCAGCTGGTACAGCGCTCCAGTCCTTGTCACGCAACGCTGCGCTGATGGTGTCAAACCCAGCGCTGCCGTAGAACCCAGTACCGAGGTTGTAGGCAAAGCTGATCAACGCGCAGCGCTGCGGATCGCCCATGCTTGCCCAGTGTGGGATCGTGCGAAGGCGTTCTGCGATGCGGTCCACCTCCAGGCGGAGCAGCATGTCAGCTTCGATGACGTTGATCTTGTCGCCGCGCCGCACAACGCTGCCATCCGGGAATCGCGTGGTGCCGTAACCGATTGTCCATGGGTCGCCACCGCTCAGCGGATCGGGATAAGCGCTGAGGTGGCAACCTTCAAACTCCTTGATGATCTGGATCGCATCAGCCAGGTCGGTCTGCACACCGGCTGTACTCCATGTCTTGAACCATGGCTGATCGCGGCTCAGAAGGCGCGGGCCGATGGCAGCTTCCAGTTCGCTGATCGCCGCCAGCTGATGCGGCAACCCTTTGAAATAACGGAATAGGTCAATCAGCCGCAGTGGTTGCGTCATGGCCTTTGTAGGTGCTGCGGTGCTGGTTGCCGGTAGCTAAATGCGCTCTTGATCTCGGACCAGATAACAGGACTCAGCATGGCGGCGACGACGGCCAAGATAACTACCTGCGCCATCCGCGTCTCCAGTCGGCCAACGCGGACGCCTAATCCGCTTCGCTCAGTCTTGTCGGAGATGGCGGCATCCAGCAGCTGCTTCAGCTGGCCTTCCAGCACGCCGATGGCGCGGAGTATCTCGCCGTGCGTTGGCTCAGTCACCGCTTGCGGGATGCAATGCCACGCAATGCGCCGAGGATCAGCTGAACCCAGCCATTAGCTTTGACGCCTGGCAGGAGGCTGAGGATTTCAGAACCGGCCAGCAACGTTACGGCAACGCTGGCAGCAGCTTCAGGAGTGAGCGCCATGACTGCAACAAATCGCTTCCCTAGGTTAGCTACTTGGCGCCCTGACGCTGATCAGGCTGATGGAGACATTGATGTAGCCAGCAGACAGGTGGTCTTCCTGCGGCTGCGTGGCATAGCACCATAGCGTGGTCGCTGGCACCAGGTCTGTAAACGTGGTGTGACCAGCCCATGCTTCAGGGCTGAGCGGAAATGGCAGGTAGCCACCTTGCTGCGCGCGGTAGTGATCACGCAGCAGCTTGGCCTGCGCTTCTGTCAATGCGGTAAAGCCAAGCGCAAGGGTATGGCTGAATGAAGTGGTGCCATGCCTGAATCGCACGGCGCCACCAACAAAGCCAGATTCCTCAGAGACTGGGTAGGTGCCAAAGGAATACGCGCGTGTCTTGGGTTCAAGCGCTGGGAATGTAGCCATCAGTTCTGCAGCGTGATGACGCTGGCGCCCACCGTAAATGTGCCAGATGCTGAGGCAACGTCACTGCCGAAATCGTTGTAGGCCACCAAGTTATCGTTAGATGCAGTACCTGTGGACTTGTAGATCACGGCGCCCCTGGCGGTAATGGTGCTACTCGCCCAGCTCACAGCAGCAAAGCTGAGGGTGACGCGATCGTTGGTGGTGTCCTTGGTGACGGTGCAGACGCTGGTTACGCCACCTGCTGTGTAACCTGTGCCGCTGACTTCGTTGGTGACGTCATTGCGTTTGTCGTGCGTGTCCTTGTCCGCGTTGTAGGACGAGGAGACCAGCATCACCTTGAAGGTGTCAGTGTCGAAGTCGATGGCACCACGGGCCATGTCATCAACGGCTGAGTTGTAGATCAGGCTGGCCATAGTTAATGCTCAGGTGGTTTCATTCTGCCGAGGTGGCAGGCGGCTGCGGCCATGTGATGTCAAACGGGTTAGCGACATCAACCAGGTCGCGCAGTGCTTGGCGGTAGGTGGCCCAGGCGTCACGATCGGCGCCGAGGTCGTAGTCGGCAATCTGCGTCCAGTCGCTGGCCTTAAGCAGCTCGATGCGCTGATTGCGGACCTTGGCGTGCTGCGTTTGCAGCTCATCGAAGCTGTAGGGGCGCACCTGGAACTGCGTGCCGTCCCAGTCGATTGTCTCCAGCTTCGGGCTGCACTCAGGGCGCTCGTAGGGGCCGCTGTAGCCCGCACGCTCCATCTCCTCAGGCGTGAAGGTGCTGCTGTCGGTGCGGGTGCTGCCATCCGCAAAGCGGATGCGATGCGGCAGTGGTGTTGGGGTGGCTTGGCGGTGGGAGTAGAGCATCAGCTGTTCGGGAATGGTCCGGCGGGTGGCGTGAAGTTGGTATTGGCCGCATACCTACTGACACCTTTTGTAACCCTGATCTCGTCAAGATACCCGTCAAAGTATGACGTTGCTTGTGTACCAAAGAAGGCGCCGTTTGTTGAATTAGCAGCCAGGGCGGCTGAAGATGTAGTGATGTCGCCAAACACTCCGTTGAGGAAACCGTTAAACGTGGTGCCATTTCGCACAAGGGCGACGTGATACCACTGGCCCGTAGAAATAGCACCTATTGACTTAGCAGCTGCTATGTCCCAAGTGCTGCCTGTTCCTAGGTAATAGTCCAACTGGCCTGACGAGGTAGTGTAAATTGCCCAGTTGAATGCGCCACCTGCCTGCAAGTCTCCACCGCCAACACGTTGGTTGGATGCAACGCTGTTGAAATAGCACCAAAATTCAATACAAAAATCGCCGGTGCCAAAATTGAAAAGGCTACTTGCTGGGGTAATAATGTAACCGCTAGAAAAAGATCCAGATGATCCGCCAAATTTGTTTTGTGCTGTACTGATCTGCGCGTTGCCGTTGGCTGTGACTGCGACTGCGTTGCTACTGCTATCAGTGAACGTCGTACTGCCGTTGCTGCCGTCCATGTGCAGCAGCAGAGAAACATCGGAAAAATAAGGATCCCCATACCAAATGCCAGCGCGTTCTGCCACGCTCTGCTCATTCTGAAACCACAGCCCAGATGCTGCCTCGTTTGTTGGCGTGCGCCTGATGCCCATCAAACCGCCGTTGAAGCCGAGCATCAGCTGATGTCCTCGTAGCTGATGACCAGTTCCAGGTCGCTGGCAGCGCTGGCCTGTGCGCGAAGGCTGTGGCCTTCCTCCAGGTAGATGTATGCCTCGCGGGTTACCAGCACCTGCGTGGCATCAGGTGGCACCGTGATCGTCTTGCCGATGGAAAACCCAGTGGTGCCGTTGTAGTGCTCCAGGCTGATGTCCGCTGCGTTGGTGCCGTCCACGTTGGCGCAGTACACCGAATTGATTTTCAGCACCTTGCCGCTGCTGCCAGCGTTGCTCAGCGCTGCAGCCATCGAGGTGGTGACGGCATAGCCAACCGTCTTGCCGGTGACGGTTGTGACGGAGCTGCCGCTTTTGATGTTTGGTGCAGCCATGGCAACGCCTTACCTGCTTTCAGTATAGAAAGCCTAGAAGGGCAGAATGTCGTTAGCTTGCCATTCCCAGTCCAGCCAATACGGCGCACCGCCGCTGGTTAGGTTGCCATCAGCTGCACCTGGCGTGAAGGTCGCAAGGATCGTCCAATCCCGGCGGCTGGTTTGCACGTCCGTGCCATTGGTAAACGCGCCGCCGTCAAAGATGGCCACGACCTGCAGCGTGAACCCAGCGGCAACCGGACTGTTTGGCTGACCAAAGGCTGCGCCCGCTGCGAGCGTGCATGTGAGCTGGAGCTCCAAGCCGCCTACCGTGGCGCCTTCGCCTGGCACAGATTCCAGTGTCAGCGTGACATTGTGCAGTGGGCCGCAAAAGTCCTCGACTTGTGGCGGTTCGATGTAACGCCAGGCGTAGCCGGACAGCGTGTAATCAGCGGCTGTGACGCCTGACAGCAGCGTGGATGGAATGTCGAATGACAGGTAGTTGCCCTGTTGGCCGTTGTAGTGACTCAGGATTGACAG